ACCAGATGTGAGCTTGCTAGTTGAATCGATGCGCTTGCCCCCGTTGGCCCCTGCACTCCTGCCACCGACAAATCGACCAAATACTGCCATGCTGTGTTTTGTGTCCCTGGTTCTCCGTTCCCTGCCCCCTTGTACAAGTACATCCGCCCATACTCGGCGGCAGTCTCATCTCCTCCAATTAGTGCTAAATCTCCAACACCAAAACCATGATTGTTGATTGGGTCGGTGTCCGCTTGAAAAGAAGTGAAACTGTCGTACTTGTGTCGAATGACAAAGCCACCACTTTCCCCCTTTTGTCCCGGTGGCCCCTGTGGCCCTGTTGGGATTCCAAAATCAAAGATGGCAGCACTGGAGGTTCCAGAATTGGTAACCGTTGGGGTTGCTCCATACGCAAGCGTTGATGCCGTTCCAGCGGCAATCGTTGCTGCTGATCCAGTGGCTCCTCGTAATCCAGTAAACGTAGACGTTGGCATATCAGTTTAAGAAATTAGATTGGGTTGCGGTAAAGCCATCAAGAAAATCACAACTGGCTTCCACGGTTTTGCTGTTGCCATTTCGGAAATATTCAAAACATCTCACTGTTGCCCAGACCGATGGACTGCTGCTGATCTGAACCTCTAGGAACAAATCCACACCTTGCCGGAACGTGTACGCAGTGTCTCCACCTTGAAGCTGTATCGATGGGATCGCGTTTCCTGCGAACGTTGTGCTGGTTCCTGTTTTGGTTGCGGTGGCACCCCCGATGGAAAGGGCACTGGTTTGATACGCCCTCCATGCAAGCCGGTACGTTTCGCTGGAACTCAGTCCAGCTATCGAAAAGTTCGTGTTGTTTCCGCTGATGGATGCTGAATAACTAGGCTTGGTGTTCTGAGGGGAGATGTAGGAAAGCTGAACGTTTCCGTTCTGCTGTGCGCGGTACAACAAGAAAAATTGGTCATATCCCAGTTCCGCAGCGTCTCCAGCGCCAATGCTGAAGTCCAAACGGACGGGGATGTTTTCTCCTATAAAACTAGAAGGGTTTGTGCCAGAGATGGTGAACGTCTTGATTGCTTTTTGCTGAACGACATTGCTGACAATGTCCATCTTGACTGCATAGTAGGCTGCCGTCTTGATGGCATCAAAAGCAGTCTGCGGACGCCATCCGACACTGAAGGAATCATCAATCAGCCAGTCTTCTTTCTCGTCAAAAGCATACTCATTCACTAAACTTTTACGATAAACCCACTTCCGTGCGTCATCATACGTCAACTCTGGCGTGGAGGAGATTCCTGGGATGGTTGGTCGAGTTTCGTAATCTACTTCAGTGTAGACATACACTGGCTTGGATCGGGTATCCTGCGTCTTTGCGTAGGTGTAGTAACTGGCTGGTGTATAGGAATCAACAATTCCTGTGTATACAAAATCTCTAGTGAGTGGTGTGTAGGTTGCCGATGATGCTGAATCCTGTGCCCGAATTTTCATGATTCGGGCAGTTTTCCCATTACTAAACTGTTCATGGGCAGGTAGCCTTGCTAAATTTTTCCATCTATTTGGCTGAGAAACCAAATTGTTTGGTGCTGATGAGATTTCTGTAGTTCCTCCAGAATGAGAAAGCACTGTTCCATACGCAAAATCGGCTGCAACTCCATTAAATGAATTATAGTCAAATGCGTTTGTTCCGTTTGCCGCATTTATTTGATACAACTCAGGATCATAAGAAACATTTAAATTCCCCTTAACAAACTCGCCTAAAGAGTTGTTGTTTTCAAAATATATATCGTAAGCCGTGACATACCGATAACCGTAGGTAGGCGGTACACGTTTTTGAACTTGTGGTTGTGTACGAACCAGCTTTGTTCTGCATTTTGTCGGATGAGGAACAGCACTTGGGTTTTGAGCAGCACTGTAATAAGCGTTTGTATAAATAATCGGAGATAACGTATATGTACCTTCTGGAGCTACATACTTTTGGTAAACGCTCCAACGATCTGCAATTATTGTTTTTTGATAGACCCCAATAGAGCCATATCTCATATGTTTTACGGGCAACAATAAAAACAAAACATTCGTGTTTTTATTGACTTCCGCTACTCTTTCGATGAATTCAACATCGTCGTATTGACAAATGTAGATTTCATTAGCTATCCATAAATTTAATATTTTTGAAATTTTACCACCAATTGAACAGATTTCTCCTGTGTGATTAGGTGAGTCTAAATCAAAAACAGGATCACTGGGATCTCCTGTGGTAGTGTACAGTGTGCCAACCGAATTTGTGTTACTGCCGGAAGCGAATACCCCTAAATGATTTAAATAATTTGATCCGACATCAATAAGATATCTTTGAAAATATCCTTCTTGTAGAGTCTTTGCCTCTGTGGCTGTGACATTAGTTGTGCTTGCAGATGGATCGTAATTGGCTGGGAAATAAACTGATGGATACTCTAGATCTGTGACTTCGGGAAAAAAAGTACTGGTTATATTACTTGTGACGTAAGCTATGTTCGCAAAACGATTGGTAATCCTTCCATTCACCAAATAATAATCTGTTGTTCCACCGGGTTCGCGCCATACTTGATAACCAAACTGTGTCCCACTTCCATAACGACTAAACCCAAAATCTGACTCTGTTGTCACTTCATAGGTGTTGCCTGCTACCGGCGCTCTTGTTGCCAGATAATCAGAAGTAAAGTCTCCATTTTCATCCACCGGACGCCAATAACTGATCCCGTTTTTCTTGTACTCCCGCGCTCCATACTTGATACTTGCTGCCCCTTGATCGACATACCCCATCAACGCAAAGTTGTCTTTGTTTACATAATCTGTGACCGTTGCCGGTTGTACCAACTGAGGGATTTTTAGGAAGTAGACAATGTTGCCTTCAAAAAACTCATCATCTTCCACCAACTCTTGGCTTAGATTGTCTCTCCAAATGACTTTATTGGTTCCTGAGAGAAGTTCCGCTGGATTGGTTCTTGTCCAACCAAACAAATTTCCGTTTGATGTTGTCAAAATCTGCGAATCTGGCACAAAAGCTACTGATTGCGAAGCAATCGGGGCATTGCTTTCACTTCCCACCGCATAGTAGGTTGTGTTGTTGCGAGTTAGTGTCCGATACCCTTCACTCTCTGCTTGGCTGTCCGTAGATCCCGTAATCGTGTAGCCAAAATCCGTTGCGTTCGCAAAAGTCACTGGCTCTGGATTGTAAACAACCTCCGCTTGCCCTGCGTAGGCTGCTTCCAGCGTAGGATTTGCTGATTGTGAAATTGCTAAATTCAGACGTAGATTGGCTGTTCCATAAAAATCACTGAAAGCAATCGCATTCCCCGAATCCGGCAAGGCTGTTGAAGCACTAAAGTATTCTGCCAAGCCTTTCGATGGGTCAAATTCCCCAAACTCCGTCCTGATGTCGTCACTGTTTACTTGGCCAAAGACCAAGGCTCCGCTAGCTTTGACTGCCATCAGTTACTCAAAACAGGAGTGTTGTTATAGGTGATCGCGTACCAACTTCCTCCATGTGAAAAATGAGGAACGCCATTGGCTACCGCAAACATCCCCGGATACGAAGTGGCTGATGGTAAATCTGCAACCAACGTAAAGGAGTTGGAGTATTTAATGGCGTATGGCCCAAAATTAATATCTTCTGTACCAATCCTCGGATCTTCCGCAATCGATGTCCCTGGAGCATCATAAGTGATTGATAACGTGTCTGTGGCCGAATCATAGTTTACTGCTGTGATCCCTGGACCCGATGGACCTTGATCTCCTTCCAGCCCCAATAACCACTGCGATCCGTCCCAAATCTTTAAACGAGATACCGTTGAATCGTATGCAATCGCTCCTGTGGTCACGTTGGAAGATGGCAAGTTTGCTGTCGTGTACGAACCCAAAAACTTGTCGTTGACCGCACTGAGTGAATTGCTGGCCTCCGTGGCATAGTGCAATGCTGAATAGCCTGTCGATGTGTCTGTCAGGGTGTACTGACTGTTGTGAGCATTGACCGCTAGTTTCTTTGCATCATTGTATGCGTTGTCTGCTGCAGTTTCGCTGGCTGCCGCATTCGTTTCACTGGTTCCAGCGTTCGTTGCGCTAGTTGCTGCTGCTGTTGCCGAACTTGCCGCATTGGTTGCGTTCGTTAGTGCCGTATTCAGCGCACTGGCATTGTTGTTGATTTGTGCTGCCACCGTCACCACGTCGGTGATGTTGTCTCCAACCAAGACAATCTCACTGGCAGCCCCTTGCCCTAGATTGGTCGCAACGGCAGTGACGGATGCATCACTCCCTGCTACCGTTGTTACGTTTGCCGAAATGCCACTTACCGTCGATACGTCTGCTACGATTCCAGCAACACTCTGTAAACTGGCAGTGTACGGGGCCAACGTGTTCAATGACTGAATGTCCGCGTCACTGACTTCCACCCCCTGCAAAACCAAATCGGCTGTCGCAGAATTCGTAAAATCCGGATTACTGTTCCGTGCTACCGAAACATTGAGGTAGTACACATTGTTGGTGGCACTGTCCCGAACTAGATCCTTGGGAGCGTAGTCTTGATTGGCATCATACGTCCCCCGCCACTGCATCCCTGGAGAACGGACTACTTGAATTGCAAAGACATCAAAGTAGGTTTCGTTCGTCAGCAGAAAATTGCTGTTCGCTGGGACATCTGTAACGACGATGTACAAGATATTGTTGTCATCATCTCTTACTAGATCCCGTACCGTGTAGGCAGCCGTGGGATCATATACCCCCATCCAACGTAAGCCCGGTGGTCCTTGGGTACCTTGGGCTGCTACTGTAACTTGTGCGCGAGTAGTCATCGCGTGGCCTCACCTGTGATTCTGATTTTTCCTTGTAGCAACTTTTCCACTACTCCTGACAATTCAATCTCCAAGTCGTAATCGTATGAGCCCACGGCATAGGTTGCCGTCTTTGACGCAGGTACGGTTAATCGTAAATTTGGAGCGGTGTCATACACCGTAATCTCTTCCCCTGTGTTCCATGTGTCCGTTGCCGTTGGTGCCCCACGGTACGTCCGGATGTCAATCCGGGCCTCGTAGTTTGCCAACTGGCGCAACGTCCCTTCTTCGTCATTGAACGTCACGTCCAACCCAAAAGTTGTCCCCTGCTCCACATCAAAATCGTAAATTCCGTATGCCATTAGCGGGTTACTCGGAAATAACTTTCGTTGCGACCTTCACTTCTGCTGAGAGAATTGATCCCTTCTTGAAGTTTTGCTTCTGCTGCCAATTCCATGAACCTCATTCGGTACACCTGTCCTTTTTCAGCATTTCTGGTCTGCCCCTCGCGGTTGTACGCTCTCTCCAGCGCACCGAATACTAACGATTCATGGTAAAAGTGCCCAATAATCGGCTCTGCAGCATCATCGGTTGTGTCTAAAATTCTTGGCAGGCCACGGAGAGTAATCTCCTTGAAGACCTTCGTGGTTGCGTCCGGATCAATGAAAAGATCCTCATCGCGTGCGGGAAGTGGGAAAATGCGGAAACTTCTAGCGGATGCATTGTTGAAAACAATCGCCTCCACTGGACCATTCCGCTCTCTCCATTTGGGTGTGGCGTTGAGGGTGTAGTTTGCTCGTATTGTTGTGAATGGGTTTGGCACAACGCCGAATACCCCGTTTAGAAAATCTGCACCGCTACTGTACCGGAACACCGCTGCGTCCAACTCCCCTTCACTCATGATTGCCAGATTGATCCCGTCGAGGCTGGCGGAGACGATCTCCTCAATACTGTCTGGAACCGTTAGCACCGGATCAGTTGGAAGATAGCTGATTGCCCCTGGTTGCTGCTCTCCTTCCGTCAAGTACCGGAAGATCGTCTCCGTCAACTTCGTGATCACATAACTTTGGTTGGAGATCACTACCGTGTCCCCTGTGCTAAGTCCGTGAGCCGATGCGGTGGTTACTGTGACCGTCTTGCCATCCACCGTGGCGGTTCCTGCTACGGTAGTTGCTGGTCCACCGCCAGATAAAGAAACCGTTGCCGTGACCTGTGGTTGCCTGCTGATGCGGACAAACTCCCGTTGGGCGTCATCGATGTAGCGATTGATCTCGCTATTCGTCCAACGGCGGTTGTCTCCATCCTGCAACGCCTCCTCTACCCGCTCTCGGATCTCTCTTCTATTCACTGATTGATCTCAATGACTTCAAATCTCTCCATGCTTTCATCTACCGGCTTTGACGCATTCTTTGGCCACCGAACCGCCCGCAGTTGAAACCTTCGTGATGAACGTCCTACCAACGATCTCATTGGATCGGGTTGCAGGTAACGGGTTCTGACCGTGTCACTAAGTGCGTTAAAATGTTGAATCGGAAGCAGCACCGGCTTGTTGCGGGGGATGATGATCGTGTGGGTGTCCACCGTGACCGGCACCGGACCCAAGTCCCATACCTCGTCTCCACTGTCAATCTGAGCCACCACATGCCCATCGGCTGGACGATGCTTGACATCAACAACTTGGGCCATCTCCAACCCCTCCTTAACGAAGGTGAACTGATCCTCACCTGTTCGTTTGTAGGATTCGTGAAGCGTTGGCTCCGGTAATTTGTTCTCTTCTGGTAAAAGTCCTCCGGCTACTGCCATTGGTCTTCTCGCTTTTTAAGGGTTGCTAAATTCCCGACGCCCCCCACGATGGGAGACATCGGGAGTCAAACGGTTAAGAGTACGCTACGTTTGGCTCGAAACGGAAATCCACCCAGAAGTACATGTCTCCTGCGGTGGCAGCGGCTCCAACGGTGGTTACGGTTGCCCGTACCACATAGTTGTCTTCGCCATCGTCCGTTGCGGTGTAGGCCGTCACGGCGGTCATCTGCTTTGCAGCAGGGGACTCGGTTCGGGCTGCAGCCTTAATGCTGGTGGATGCCAAGAAGGAATCCACTGTATTGATGTCGCCAACCTGCACAGCGGCTGAAGTGCCGTTGTCGAAGGCGGTCTTGACGACGACGTTGGCCTTCTCCACGATTGCGCCTTCCGGCACAACAATGTCAAAGGTGTAGGTTCCTGCGGCGGCAACATCCGCTGCTTGAACCCGAACATGCTTGCTCGTCTGAGGCATGTTGATGTGTTTAACGAGAATCGATTCCATTATTATCTCCTAACTTGGAATCGCCCCACCCAAGGGTAGGGCTATTGTAATTAGATGTTAGTTGCGCCAACTTCGATGCGGTAGAGATAGAGATCTTGCAAGATTACACAAGAATACATTGTGTCCCATGCAACCGTTCCTCTCTGTCCCAATGGATCGCCAGGGCCAGGTTTTGGGCTCACTACCTTGGATCGGAGTGAATCCTTCCCACCCAACGTGGCACATCCACCGAAGTCTGCAGCCATTATTACAATTGGGTACACGTCAATGTTTCCGCCAGTGGACTTGAGGCCGGTAGCACCTACCGCCGCTCCAGCACCTTTGAAAGGCATCGCCTGTGTGGTCAGAATGAAGCGAATTCCGCGTGCGGCTCCTACCTCTCCGTCCATCACATCACCCTGATCGGCATACTGCTCAACGGGCACATAACCCGGAAGTGCTTCCAGATCCTGACGTAGATCCACATGGCCAATCGCAACGAAGGACTCACGGATTGGGCTGGTGGAGACACCGTCGGTGGCATCCAACTGCTCTTTCAACTTGGTCGCGTCGTTGTTCTCCAAGACTCGGATCGCACGGTCCAACAAGGTCGTTGCCGCTGTTCCTGCCGCAGCGTTTTTGTTGGCAATCGTGTAGTTCACGTCACTTCTGCCGGTTGCTCCTGCAGAACGTGCGTACCCTACCTGTGATCCTGCTCGGAATTCCTTGTAGGAGATGAAGTCCAGCGTCTCGCCTGCTTGCTGCGCCTGTCGCTCTGTGATCACTTGGACAATCGGATCGTGGCTTGCGGCCAACATAATGTCGGTGGTGTTCACATACGAACCATACTGCTGCAAGTTGTGCTTGATGGTCGTGTGCTGGAGATTTACGAAATTCGGGGTCACCCCTTCGGCAATCGGCGTGTCCACAATCGGGAACCGCTCGTACCGTCTGTGACGAATCTCCAGACCCTCTTTCTGTGGCTTGGTTTCGCGTTGAGCAAATTTGCTGAAGGTGAGTAAACGCTTCGCAATCGGAAGCATTCTTTTTTGGATGGTGTAGGCGTCGTGCTTGCTCAGATCACCGTAAGATGATCCCGTAAGCAGGCCAGTTCCTGCGTTGATAGCCATTTTTCTGTCCTTTCAACAGGCTATCTGGTCATTAACCTAAATGGTTAATCAACAGATAGTCGATTCTTTTAAATCTAGACCGCGATGGACTCCCAAAGTTCTTCGTCCGACATGTCCTCTGGTCGTCTCTCCGACTGTCTAGGATTACTATTCTTTAACAGACCCTGTGCTGCCTTCCGGCGTACAGCGCCTTGCGTCTCTTTTGGTGGCCCCTGCGGCTGCTCCACCGTTTGTTGTCCTGGTGCCTCTGCGGCTGTTGCTTCCTCTCTGAACCTTTCCCGCCCCACTGGGGTGTTGAGAAAGTCGTTCATGACTGCCGCGTGATCCTCCGGATTCATCGATTGTGTCATTGCCGCTAGGCGTACCGGGCTGGCATTGACGTATTCGTAAAACTCCGGACTCTTGTCAATATCCATGTAGTCCCCACCAACATGCGTCCTCATGTAGGCTGCGTGCTGCAACCGATACTGATTCGCTTTGTACTGCTGGGCTACTTGCTCCAAGTTTTCCAAACGTTCGTCTGGAACCCCTGGATTGATGTTCTGTGTCGCCTTAGCGATCTCATGAGCAATGAGCTTCTTGTACGCAGAAGTCAGTTCTTGGAATTCTTCCAACGTCTGCTTGGTGTTCGGGTCAAACCAGTCTTCGTCCAACGGAGTTGGCTCTTTTGACGTTTCTGGAGCCAGTGGTTGTTGCTGACGCATCTGCTCCAACGCTCGTTCCATCTCCAACCGCTCCAGGCGTAACTGTTGGAACTGATCCCTCAGTTCCTTCGTCTCCTCGTTGCGTCGGTGGAACTCCCTCTCCAAATCCCGGTACCGCTTTTCGTAGTTGTGCTGCTCCTTCTTCTCCTCGGCGGTTGGCTCAGAGGGTGCCTCTACTTCAAAGACCTCTGATTCCCCCTCTTCCTCGGTAGTGGAAGATGCGTCATCACTTACGTCCTGCGTCTCCGGCTCGGACTCCTCTCCTGCAGCAGCAGGAGGATTTCCTGCTTGGTCCCATAACTGGTCATCCGTCAACTCTGGGGCTGTGTCCTCCACTGTGGGAGACGCCACCGAAGTTTCTTCACTGACTTGCCTTGACTCTTCTGCCATAGTTGCTCTCTCTAGGTTCTGCGCTTCTCAGGGTGCCCATTGAATCATGGATCTGAGTTTTGGCGGACGGCTTGTGGGTTCATTGGCAATGACAAGACCTCCTGCATTGCCTCCCGATAGCCCTTCCATTGGGCAAATTGAAGCCTCTTGGCTTCGGTTTCGATGTTCGCAGATACCAACTGCTCCTCCGTGTCCTTGATCGATTGGAGTAAATGCCGGTACAGCACTTTCCAACCGGGTGATTCCACTAAGGTCGTAATTAGCCTTGCGTCCATCAATTCATCATATTCGTTTGGTCATTGGCTTCCTGGCGCTGCTGCGCCATCAACTGGCGGGGATTGCTCTCTCCTCCCTGCGCCTGCACTTGCGCCTCCTGCCCCCGTTGCTGCGCCAATGCATTCAACTGCGCTACCTGCGCCTGTCTCAGCCTCTCCTGTTCCTGTTGCGCTGCCTGCATCGCCTGCTGCTGCGCTGCCTGCGCCTGTTGCGCCTGCATCGCCTGTTGCGCCTGTTGCTGCATTTGTTGCTGTTGCAACTGCTTCTGCTGCTCCTCGTTGATCAACATGCTCATTCCGTAATAATCTGGTATCGCCTCCCGCAATACATTCCCCTGCCTCAATAACTCCATCCGCTCTTGAATCTGACTCTGGCGGATGTCCTCGCTGGCTGCCTTCTTTTCATCCAAAATGGCCTTCGTCTTTTCAAATTCGCTGCGTAATTGGAGTTCCTGCTGCAACGACTGGATCTTCATCTGCTCCATCTGCTGCGCTTGCTGGGCCTGCTGCTGCGTTAGCTGTTGCTGGGCCTGCTGAACCTCCTGCTCCGATTTGACGATCATCTCCGG